CCCCGGCTCTGGCACAGACAAAGCTGCCACCTTCACTATCAATGTATTCGTGGAAGGCAACGCTACCCAAGTTGATCACATCTCTTTGTGATCCAAAGCTCTATCTCATGCGATAGAGCTTTGGATCACAAAGAGATGTGATCAACTTGGGTAGCGTTGCCTTCCACGAATACATTGATAGTGAAGGTGGCAGCTTTGTCTGTGCCAGAGCCGGGGCCTTGCTCGAAACAGAAGTAAAGCAGGCGCGTCAGCGTGGGGGCGCATTGGATGGGTGGGCCTCCAACGACATAACTCAACAGCAGAGCGTGTGCATCATGGCTGGATGTACCTGCGTTGGCTACTATCTTGCTGAGAATAGCCTCCGAGCTAGCAGGTGCCGTGTCGCTGATGACGCAAGCCCAGCGAATCCTAGCAGCCATGGTGCCGGCGTACTCGACCTCAACCCTGGTGATCTTGGCTGTGGGGAGAAGGCCGGGCAGATCCACGTTATACGTGGTGTCGGGGTTCGTGCCTGAGAGCGGAATCGTGCGATGATTGTAGGCCGCCGTGGCAGAGTTGAGCATATCGAACGTGGCGGTCAGCTTAGTTTCGGAAAGCCTAGGGATAGAAGCAGGAACGGGGCCAATTCGGGCTTGGCGAGGCGGCGGGGCGCGGATGGGTTGGCGGTTATTCTTTCTATTTTTTGTCTTGGAGCCGGTGTGACTGTTGCCCGGGTTTTGGATGTGCCGGGCAAGGGATTGAGATGTCTTGAACGAGCGGGAGCAAACATTGCAAGTAAAAACCATGACTGGGTCGATCTTACGGGTAGACGGTCAGGTGTGGACTAAATCAGTGCGAGTGGGATTGGTCTGGAAATGACTTCGTAGCGCATGAGCTTAAACCCTATAGTGACAGGTCCATGCGAAGAGCAGCGAGAAGGAGTCGGTGCTTGGTCAAGGCCTTGTAGGAGCGAGACCCAGTGAGGGCGTCGAAAGCGGAGGACAGGCGAGCTCGGATGGATTCGTCGACGCTGTGCAAGCCAAGCGTGCTCAAAGAAGCCCGAGTGCTGGCTGATCCGTGGTCCCACAAGTAATGGCACATGGCGGCGTGCGCCTCCATCTGCTCAGCAGTGAACATGTGGTGCAGGGCATCGCCTTTGGCGCGTGCGAATTGCAGCTCATAGGTATAGGAGGCCTCAACTTTGTGCATCTTTTCATTGGCGACGGCGATTGCGAGCTTCATCGCGAAGTGGTAGGGTTCTCGAGCAACGCCGTATTGTGTGAATAGGTAGCCGCAAAACTCTCCAATGTCCATGATGACGGTCTTCGCGACGATCTTAAACTTGTGCTTGATGCTGCTCCAGATCGCTGCAATTTTTGGGGTTCCAATGATTAGCGAGTCGTCGCCCGAGATGCAGTAGGCGTATCCATCCAAGTCGTATTGCAGGTTGAGGAGCGCCTCATTGAACAATGTGTTGAACAAGTAAGTGGCCGGCTCGCCTGTGAAGCGCATGATGGCAGAGGTTCCGAATTGATGCTGCAGGTGGATCTTCTGGTACTTGTAAACTTGCAGGATGTAGTCGGGAATGCCGAAGTAGGCCAGCAAGAGCATCTCCCACGCGACCACTTCTCCACCCTGGGATTGATCGTATGCCGTGTAGTCGTTAGCAGTGGTCTTTCCGGGCTTGACGTACTTCTTGGCCCAGGCATCTGCGGCGTGCATAGTCTTCCCGCCCAGCTTGAAAACGTGATCGCCCTGGGACGCTTTGAGCTTCTCGGTAATGTAGCGAACCACCGGGCCGAAGAAGAGGAGCCACTGATCATTCATCTGGGCGAGCGTCTGGCCTGCCTTCCAGCAACCATTAATAGTAGC